TCCTTATATAATTGAGTCCTATCAAATCCTAATGTCTTGTCTTGATATGATTCTTGTTTTTTAAGATGTACTCTATTCTGTTGTTCCATTGCGTTACTCTGTTCCATAATTTTTATTTATTAGTTTAATTTTTATTCTACTTCCAAATCCCATGATTGAGAAAATTCTTCATCCTCAAACATTTCTATTAGTCCACTGATTTGAGATAATCTTAATACCTCATCAGTGTCCATACCTAATTGTTTTGCAATCTTGGCATCAGACCAATTTCTTCTTTTAAGGTCAACCACAATATCTGACATTGAATCAATCTTGTGTTTACCTCTCGCTCTGTTGTGTCGGATGGTAGATGCGATTCTATCCCCTTTATCTTCTTTGTGTTGGTTGATTGTAACCACAGGAACAAACCCATGAACTCTGTCTTTAACAGGACCAGATTCTTTGGATACTCTCGTTCTGTGGAATCCATCCACAACCTCTCTAACACCTTCTTTTTGATAGGTTACAACAGGTTGGGTATAACCATCCTCCATGATTGAAATCTCCAATAATTTCATCTCTGGTGGAGCCACACTATTAGGGTTATAATCATTCGCTTCAACCGTTTCATTCTTTACCCATAGGACACAGTCCACAGGTTCAAACTTCATAGGTGAAATGTTGTGTAATTCTAATTTACACTTGTTGATAAGTTCAACTTGTTCATCAACAGATTTTGTTGAGATGTACTCCGTAATTTGTTTTAATAATTCTTCCATAGTTAAAATATTTCTAATTTCCAATTTGATTTTCTTTTCTCCATAAGTTTTAAGTATCGGTCATAAGCGTCACTCTTGTTTTGTGTGAAACTTAATCCCTTACACCAATAATCATTTCTTAATAATGATTTACATATTCTTCTCCAAGTTCCGATTTGTTTTCCCGCCTCCAATTTTGGGTCAGCAAAATCAGGAATACCATCAGGTAGATTTGCTTTATCCATCCACCATTTTACAAAGATAGTAATTTTATTTTCATAATGAGTTTTAAGTTTTGGTGGCATTGAATTTAATAACAGGTTTGCAAAACTTTGCCATGTGTGTCCTTCAGGTTTTGTGATTTTATTATACCCACTAATGTTTCCTGTTTCATTCACATACAATGCTCCACTGTTTGCACCATTAACTCTTGCAACAACCTTACTCCAAGTTTCAGGTTCAATCAAATGGAATAACCATAAACCTCTCCGTTGGTCATCACCATACGGTTGACAGATTCTCATTTGAGATGGAGTTAATCCTGCCTTATGCATAATGTCATAAAGTTTGTTATACGGTCTATCTTGATTCTTTGCGTGATATACCCAAATGTCAGATGTCTTCCAATCATAAATTGGATACACATTGAATACATTTTCACTTACTGATGTGGTGTATATCTTATCTTGTTTCTTAACCTTTGATTTTGATGCCAATGTTCTATAACGATTCAAACTTTCATCAGAACGAATACCGACAAAACATGCACACTCTTTACCTTCAGCATACCACTCACCAAACTTTGGTACGAACTCTTCAAACTCCATTCCCTTCTTAAAAAATGGAAAATAAGATTCGTCATGAATACCTTGTTTTGGTAACGGTCTAATCCAATCCTGTTGTCTTTCATCATCCCAACAAACCCAAAATGTTTCGTAAACACTCACAGCATTTCTCAAATGAATTGGAAGACATACCCAATACAAATCCATGTATTCCTTATACATTTCAAAACATGATTCAGCATGTTTGATGGTCAGATTATATTGTCCCTCCAAATCAACGAGTAATACCCCAATCTTACGGTTTCTTTTGATTGCCTCATCCATAACCAAATGAAGCATTACCGTTGAATCCTTACCCGCAGAAAACGATAAATAAATCTTTTCAAAATTATCAAATGTCCAAGAGATTCTTTCTTTGGATGCGTCGAGAACATTTATTGTATTACTATAATTTTTCATTCTACAAATTTAATATTTTATTTTGTATCAGCCAACATTTCTTCGTAAGCAGCGTATTCTGCTTCAAGTTGTCTTTCTTTAATGGATTTGAAATCCATGTCAAAGTCATCAGGGAATGTGTATACATCCTCTTCAAATAATTCGTCTAATAGTTTTTTGATTTGTCCCATAAGTTATATTGTTTTTATAATACAATAATAACCTATACCTACCTTTAGGTCAAGCATAAAACAAAAAAAAAGTCAGATTTTTTTAGAACCTGACTTTTAACATATAAAGATTTATAAGAAATGAGGGGGCTACATAAACAATAGATTAAATGGGAGTAAAAATAACAATGGCGTAGCACCCCTCACAATACTAAATATAACAATAGTATCTTGGTAATCAATATAAAATTATTCAGTTATTGGACCACCAACAACCCATGCATCACAGGTTCTACTTGCAGCACATTTGAAGTCGTATGCTTCACAATAACCCAAGTCACCTGCTTGAATTGAATCATACGGGTCAACACCCACATTACCCAATCCTTGAGCAATACAATCTAAAATTTCTTTTGTCTGAATAAAAAAAGAACAGTTACCACAGAGAGCTTTCTTTGCTTCATCTGTTGTTGTATTGAACTGGTCTGCTTTCTTTTTCCAATAATCCTCGTTTGGAAGATTGGGGTCTAAAGGACCGTAATGGGCTTGGTCAATACACTTCTGTCTGTTCTCTATATTTAATGGAATGTCTAATGTTGCAGGAGGACAATCTTGAAACTCAACTGGTTCAATAATTAAATTGTCTTCTGATAAAACGATTGGACCTGATGGTACAACTACTTTTGATGCACATTCCCTGTAGGCTTGTTTATAATCTATTCCTTGTGCTTTCTTTTTTGCGATACATGCACCAAGTGCTGTACCCTTTGTATCTTCTTCACCAAACTCTTCCATCTTCACCCACCAGCGATAATATTCGTTGAAAGATGTTAAACAGAAGATGGCTCTTTCTTTTCTATCTCCATGTTGTTCTTTTATCTTTGGATGAGCCGCGCATCTTTGCAAAAATTTTCCTCTACCCTCACTCTTTCTTGGAGTTAATACGAATACCTCTGAAACCTCTTTATCTTCCATTTTAGACATCTTCTCATCAGCTGCCTTATAACATATCGCAGCAGCTTGTTCCTGTCCGTATTCGTCTATAATTGACGAAATACATCTTTGGACAAATAGGTCCTTATCTTCGTTTTTTTCTCTTGACGGAATTGGCATTACTTAACTTTGGATTTTAGGATTTTATTTTCTTTATGTAATTCGTCGATTTTCTTTTCCAAATCTTGAACCTTAATATTAAGTGATTCAATTTCTTTTTTCAAATCGTCAATAATCCCTCTATAAAGATTAATTGATAATTCAAGATTGCGTAAGACCTGATTGTCTGTGTCCGCTTGTTGTTTTCTTTTTCCAACAAACCATGCTGCAATACCAGTCAACGCATTAGATAAAAATAATAATATAGTTTCGTTCATAATAAATTAAAGTCCTCCCCAAAGACAAGCATACTCTGGTCCTGAATAATATCCAATACCACTTTTTTGGAATTGAGATGCGATGTCATAACCTGAATATCTACCAAGTGATAATTCAAGACCACTAAAATAGTTCTTACCAAGATGAGGTTGCATTCCATTTCTTGTTGAGTAGTTAAATACAGACGGATATAAGTTCGAGTTCCAAATAATTTGTTCAATCATTCTTTGCTCAAAGAATTGTGACCTGTCATCATATTTTTGTTGCAAATATTCCATCTCTTTTAGGGTGATGGTATTTTCAGCACCCGCCACAATTCCATTATTTTTAATTCTGAAAAGTATGGATGGCATTGCCTCGGCTGCGGCAGCATGTATCAACATTGGTTGTGCAAAGTATTCAAGAAAGTTTGTATCATTATCATTCAAGTTTGAATTGATTACTCCGTCCAATAATTCTTTGTAGTATTTTCCACCGATGATGTATTCCAATTTGGTCTGTTGTACCACGGCAATAAACGGTAATAAAACTGCTGATGTAACATTTTGGTCAATGTCCGTAAAGTTTTTGATTTTCTGCTCTGAAATGAGCAACACATTTTGTGGAATTAATGCTGACATATTATACTATTGTTTCGTCTTTATTTTCATCAACGGCAACATCCTTATTTACATCAACCGTTTCAATCGGTGCTGCGTCAGGAACTGTAACCATTTTGAATTGTTTAATTTCAATCTCGGCAGGTTTATTATCTCTCAATCTTAATAATTTCTCGAACACTTTTTTTATTTCTTCTTGAATCGGATTTATAACGAGGTGTTGGAAATGGTCTTGTGCTTCAAGATGATTCGGTGTACCCAAAGCACCAGGAGTACGAATACCCAATAATTCAGGTGAACTTATCTGATGTGATGTCAAGATGGACTCTTGAACTTTCTTTGATAATTCAATAAACATTGTGTCAGAACCATTCGTTCCAACAGGTGTTATTTCGGGAGCCTCCTCCTTTGTATTGGCAAATGTGAGCATTAATTTTCCGCTATTGTTGCTTCCTCCATATTTCGCGGATAAGGTTTCGTAGATTTCTTGTCTTTGTTCAGGAGCAGGAATCCCTGAATTTAACGAAACAAATAATGACGGTTGTAGACCATTCACAATGTTTGAATGAAACCAGTTATATATTTCGACCTCTGTCGCAATTGATGTAGCACCTCCCCAATATGTAGGACAGCTATAATATTCTGCGCCAGGAGTGTGAGTTGTGTAATAAAAAACCTGACTTGGCTCATCAGCAATAAAATTCATTGCTGGTAATTTTCTTGGTGGAAATTTCTTAACATTAGCCCAATCAGATGAATAAAAATAATTGTTTACATGGTCATTAATATCACTTCTCTCGGCTCTTAATTTTGATGTATCCATTGAGTAGATTTCAAAACCTAAATCTCTGTCTCTTTTGTATACAATATTCAACGAAAATGACCCATATAAAATAAAATCCAAACAAGCCTTATTCCAGATGTCGAAGATGGAGTCACCCAATGAATTTGCCATCATGAGACGAGAATTGTCCCCATCTTTCAATGTTAATTCTTCCCCTCTTACACCATACCACTTTGACATAATCGCTGCACGGTGGGTTGGAGAACTATTGTATAAACGAATTAATTCTTGAGGAGCCAAGTTGGCAATTCCATAGTAGACCCATGGCGTTCTGTTATTATATCCTGGCTGTTCTTCAATTACAGGTACTCGAGCCTGAACTCCACTGAATACTCTAAATAAATCTTCGTTAATTTTTTGTTCTTCCATATCTATAAATATAGTTTTTTTAGTGAATAATCATTACCATGAATTATAGTTCCATTTAGATTGTAAGTAACTAATTACATCATTGTATTCAATTTGTGTTAATTGTTTACCATAAACAAGTATCTCGGCAACATATCCAACAAATTTGGCGGCTCCGTCATTATTTGCTCCCACTGAAATTGCACTTACAGTATTTGGAACTGAACCTGCGGAACTTGATGTTTGATAAATTAAGTTGTTTGCATTTCCTGAAAATGAACCTGATGTTGTTCCACTACTCGCCGCAAGTATATAACCATTTTTACCTCCCAAAGTACTTGGAGTTGACCAAAACCAGCTAATTCCAAAATCATCAGAACCCATTGTCAAACTTCTATTTTCTAATGGTACAGGTCTACCAGGTCCGATATATGCTCTATATTTACCACTATTAACTGGTGGGGCTTGGTCTGTCATATTGAATATTAATGCATTTGTGTTTGAACTATTGTTAAATGCTACGAAGAAGTATGTGAAACCTGAATCTGTAAATGATGTTCCTGTTGTTCTCGCTAAATAATCTGTTCCATCAAAGTATACAAGTGTCTTACCTGACCATGCAGAACCTGGTGTTGATGCTGACCATGTAGGTTGTAGTGTTGTACCTGTTTGATATAAGTAGTAAGCATTTGCAGATTTATCATTCCATCTCTCAACATTTTGTGTTCCTGTTCTTAATGTGAATGTAGAAGCATCTGCGGAGTCATACCATGTTTGTAAATTAGATATTGATGATGGACTAAATCCTGGTGTTGGACTTGGTGTCAATGTCGCAGTAGGAGTTTGTGTAGGAGTTGCGGTTCTTGTTGCAGTCACACTCGGAGTAGGAGTTGATGTTGCAGTCACACTCGGAGTAGGAGTATTACTTGGTGTTTGAGTTTGAGTTGTTGTTACACTTGGTGTTGGTGTAGAAGTTACTGCTGGTGTTCCTGTTGGGGTTGATGTAACCGTAGCAGTAGGCGTTGGAGTTATTGTCCAATTAGCATAGTTCCATTTGTTCTTCAAGTATGTTAATACTCTTGTTCTTTCATTTGTTGTTAGAACTCTATTGTATAGAATAATCTCATATAATGTTCCGATAGAATCAGCAGAAACATCTGACATTCTAATACCAGTCATCGTTGTACCAGCACTGAATGTACCTGATGTATTTGATGGTACTGTATCGTTCAATGTACCATTTACAAATGATGAATTACCTGACACACTTAATAATGCATAAGGATATTTGCTTCTTGTTGTCCAATTACCAAATTGAACTTTTCTACCTGGTGTTCTCGCTTCAAGAATATCAGCATTTGTATATTGAGAAGAAACACCTTCACCATTATTTGTATCAACAGAGAATTGTAATGAGTTTGTCTCATTTGGTTGATAAGATACAATGAATAAAGTATTTCCTGATGGAACTGCTCCCGATGTTGCTCCACTCATATTAATACCTGTTCCACTGAATGTTATACCTGAATAAGGTAATCCATTAGCGAATTGTACTAATTGTGGTTGTAATGTTGTTGTGGCTTGAGAAACAACTGCTCCTGTTATACCACTCCAAGATGTAACAAATGTTGTTGAACCACTAACTCTTGTTGAATAAGTCGTAGCACTTGACGCATCAAACCATTGGAATAAATCCGTTAATTCAGTAGGTACAAATGGTGGAGTTGTAGGAGTTGGAGTAGGTGTTGATGTTCTTGTTGGACTTGGACTCGCAGTATTGGTTGGAGTTTGTGTTTGAGTTGTAGTATTGGTTGGAGTAGCGGTATTAGTAGGGGTCTGTGTTGGAGTAGGAGTACTTGTTGCTGTTTTAGTTGGCGTCTGTGTTTGTGTATTTGTAGGAGTTTGTGTTTGAGTAGCAGTTTGAGTAGGAGTCGCAGTTAAAGTACTTGTGGTTGTAGGCGTTTGTGTTTGAGTACTTGTTGGAGTACTTGTAGTAGTATTTGTTGGGGTATTAGTAGGAGTAGATGTCGCAGTTTCCGTAGGAGTAGCGGTCAATGTAGTTGTAGCAGTAGGAGTTTGAGTTGCAGTGTTGGTAGGAGTTTGCGTCATTGTTGGAGTCGGACTTGGTGTAGCCGATTCTGTTGGTTCTGGTGTTCTTGTATTGGTTGGCGTTTGTGTTTGAGTCGCAGTGTTTGTAGGAGTATTGGTAGGAGTTGGTGTGTTTGTTGGTGTAGCACTTGCAGTAGGTGTTGGAGGATTCAATTCATTTGGTGCAAATATATAGTTCGAGTTAAATTCGTTGTTAGAAATAAACTCAACATAGTATTCATTTGTTGTATCCGCAGATGTTACAATAACAACTGCTGTACCATATTCAACTGCTCCTTGTGATAGTTGTGGATTCAGATTACCTGAACCTGCTGGTTGCTGATAAATTGCGTAGTTGTATTGGCCTTCGAACGGGAAGGCAATCTCACCTGCACCTTGTCCTTCAATAAATTCAAATTCGTCATATCTACTCCTTGAAACAGAAATATCTGTTGGAATAAATCTAACTTGTTGTTTTGAAAAAATGTGTGTGAAAGAGAATAACCACTCTGGGTTTGGTATGGTTGAGTTCTGTGAAACAGTTACAACTAATGAATTTCTCTGTGCGGTTTTTATTATCAGCATACAAATATAAATATAACACAGGGGGTTATTCACCCCCCATGTTAATTAATTTTATTATCCTTGAACAGTGATTCCTGTTGCGATTGACGCTAAAGAACCTGAAAGTTGATTCATTGGATTTGGTTCAAGATATTGGAAAGTCATATTGTATCCGTTTTGGTCTCCTAAAGCTTTACCTGTTACTGATGTACCAGCACTGATAAAACAACCATAGGTTTGACCTAAAAGGAAGTATTGACCGTTATTATCTTCAGCCACGATTGCTAATTGTTGAGATTGAGCAAGTGTCTTTAAGATATTTCTTTTGTCTTGAGAAAGTTTGTTGAAATAAGTTACGACTTCACCTTGATAGAACACAGTACCATTCTCTAAACTTGCATTTACAGTTTCTGTTAATTGTGATGATGTTCTAATTAGTTGAAATTCATAAAATGTTCCTGTTCCTGATAATGCTGTGATAGTATCTCCTGTTGAAGATGTGATAGAAGTCACATTAGTGTAGTCGGTAATCCACAAGGTTTTCAGACCCCCTGTATTATCTCTACATCCTAATTGGATTCCAGCGCTTAAATTACAAGCCATGTTTTTATAAATTTATTAGTTTCGTTTATTTGTTTTAAGTAGGAGGGGATTGCTCCCCTCCGACCAATTTTGTTATTCTACGATTATGATAAACCGTTAGTCACGAAGAACTGTGGAAAAGCTATAGCCGTTCCGATTTTCCAACTCGCCATTATTCTTACTTCTTGGAAATCTTGAGACCACCATGCTCTGAATGAATCCTCATCAGAAGTTAAATCTGTACCTACAAGGAAGAATTGTTGTGGACCTAATGCGATTAAGTTAGAACCGTTCAATCCTGGAACACCTACAACCTTATAGTTAGTTTGTGGATGGAAAATAGAATAAACAGAACCTACTTTACCTACAGCAGCACTGTCAATGTAGAAGTTGTTTACATTTCTAACTGCTTGTAAGTAACATTTGAATTGTTGCTCACTCATGAAAATTACAATATCCTCACGAGAGTATACATCAGCAGACATACTGTTAATTAAGTTGTCAATTTGTTGTAATACAGCGTTTGCTTTTTCAGTTGCGTTAGAACCTGTTACAGAACATAATGCAGTTTGACCTGTTAATTTAACACCACCATCAGCAGTGTATCCAGAAGATGCGAAGATTTGTTGGAAACCAGGGAAAGTAGAACCAGAGAAATTACCAGTTGAACCTGTGTTAGCTTGCCATAATCTTAATTCGTTACTTCTTTTGATTTGTTTAGTTTGTAGGTCGATAATCGCCTGCTCAAATGGAGCATTTTCGTTATATGACCCTGCGTTTAAGAATTGACCTAACCAAAGTGTGTTCAATTCTTGTAAACATAAAGATTGGTTTACCTTTAATGCTTGAACTGTTACTGGAGCAGTTGTGAAAGTAACTTCACCTGCGTTGTTCCATCCACAAGATGTACCTGTTTGTACTTCTAATGTTTCAGAAAGTAGATTGACATTCATTGTCCCCTTGATTCCTGGAATTACGTTAACATAATCCATAGTTACTGGTGATAATACCGCTTCACTAATGATGTCTGAATTTAGCTGGTCTACATAATTTTGTAAGCCTCCTAAATCATAGCTAAAATTCATTTTTGAAAGATTGTTTTTCATCTTATTTTAATTTTATTTTTTAGTTTAATTAACGAGAAAGTGATTCTCTAAATCTTCTCATACCTTCCAATTTGCTTGGAACTGATGGAGAAAATGTTTCTTGATTTATTGTTGAGTTTTTTGTAACTCTTGAACCTGCTGGTTCACTTGAAAACTTTTTGAATTTAGCTTCAAGAACTTCGTTCTTTCTTGCTATTTCCTCGAGTTTGGTTTCCAATTTTTTGATTGTAGTTGCGAATGCTTCAACAAGAACAGAAAATTCTTCTGCTACTTCTTCAACATTTTCTCTTTCCATAATCTTACCATCTTTAACCATAACTCTGATTTTTGTTTCGTTACCTTCAGAATCTTTTAATTCCACTTGATGTTCACCATCTGGAGCAGGTGTCTTTGAACCATCCTCACTAACCACATCAATAGTTTCACCAACATCAAATGTTGGGGACGCTAATGTAAGGTCTCCTGATTTTGCTTCAACCATTGATTCTTTTTCCATTGATTCTTCTTCTTTCTTGTCTTCCAACTTTTTGTCTTCAGTATCGCCATAGGTATAATCACCCATTTTGATTTTAGAAACAGAACCCATTTCATCAGTTTCAATCTCTGTACCGTCTTCCATAATGTGTTTTCCCGCAGGGGCAGGAATCATACCTTCGTCAGTAACAACATAAAGAACTTTTCCTACTTCCAGTTCATCTTCCATTTTCATCGCAACACCTTGTTGTGTTTTTGATTCAAAAAATTTGTGTTCACTGAAATTTAGAATAGTCATTATCTTTTTGATTGCTTCTTTACTTGTCATAATCTTTAATTGATTTAAGTAATTTTGTTATTTGGTTTATTTGTTCGTCCTCCTTTGAGAACACTGATTTCTCCGCGAATAATCCTTCTACGGAATATCCTGTCAGAGATTTATCTTTAATCATTTTCCATACTTTATCGTCATTAACCTTCATAGAAACAAACCATGTTCCTTCAGGTAATTCAAATCCATACTTATGTGATTTATCGTATAATGGGTCTTCTGAAACCCACGATTCTGTTATATAAACTTTATTTGAACCTAACTTCAAACCGTTGTGTTCTATTGAAGTTTCATCAGTTCTTTTTTCTTTCAAGAATTTGTCAGCCATCTTCTTGATTGATTCCTTTGAGAAGAATACATAGTATAAGTTCCCCAAGTCATCGTATCTATGAATCATCTTGTTTGGCACCATAGCGGCTCCAACAATGATTTTCTTTTCTTCATCGACAACAGAGAATACCATTTTCATGTTCTCTAATTGTTTTAGTTTTCTTTCGGCGTATGTCAATCCTGCTTCACCACCCCAACTATCATACATCAACTTACCACATCCATCTTCATAAGATTTTGATACCTGTAAGTCAGCCTTATGTCTTGATAGGTATGAATACATTCTTTTTAATGTATCAACTGAAATAGGTTCACCCTTTGCAAGTTGTGATGCTCTTGTTTTACCAACAGCAGTTCCACATGAACCCCATCCGTTTTCTTCTGCGTATGCAACTGCTTTAGCTGCTGCATCTTTAACACCTTCAGGATAGTCAGAAATTGATTCTGCGAAGTCATCTTCGGTCATCTTAATTGGAACACAATTAGGACTACCATCGTCCTTTAATCCGATTGCCTCATATCCTTCCCAACATGCATCTTCCAATCCTTTTCCTTCTGCAAATAAGTTTGGACCTGTTCTCGGCATTCCTCTTTCCCATTGGTCTTGTCCTTTGTTGTTTGTTCTTGCAGCTTTTTCTGTAGCTTCAGTTCTTGTATCAGGTTGTTGTGATGTATTGAGAGAATCCGTTGATTCAAGTCCTCTTGCAGATGAACCTGAATTAATAATTTTACCTTCTTTCTTATAAATTAATTTAACCCATGTATGACGACAGTTGAATGACCCCCTCCATAAAAAGATATTATAGAAACCAAATTCTGGATTTGCGATATTATCTGTTAAATCATCAATATCTTCAAATCTATAAACTCTATTGAATCTCAACATATCAGCACAAAACCTACGAGTTTTACTGTCTATTCTTGCACCTACATATTTGAATCTAACTCTAAAGTTTTCAGTGTCCAAATCTGACTCACCATTGGGGTCAGATGTGAATCTCTGTTGATTCATTCTATGTACAACCTGTGGAGTAATCTTTTCAACTCTAACAAGTGCCCATCCGTCTTTTTCTAATTCTCCAACTGACTCACCAAGTGTAGCAAGTTTAGGATTCATATCACAGAAGTCATCTGCAACAACAGTATACGGTGAATATGGGTCTTCTAATTCAGATTCCATTTTGTGTGAACCACATGAACATTCACTGTTAAATGCCATCCATGTCTCATCATGAGCGGGTCTTGAAACTAAAGAAATAGCCTCAATTCCTGCCTCCTCATAATCGTCATCAATAAATAACTCAATTATCTTGGTTGTATTCATTATCTATAAATATTAAAAAGTTAAAAAATTACCATTCTTATATTAAAGAACGAGATTTTATTATTCTGTCAAATTGTTGTTCGTTTGAAATTTCTCCCGCTGTAACATAAGTTCTGATTGGTTGGTCTCTAAACACATTACCAATTGCCTCCGCAATATCTTCAGAATTGTCTTTTGCTGGCATGTCTTTTTTGGATGCCAATCCACCCATTGCAAATCCTGGTATGTCTGCTGATGCATTTATTGCTGATAATATTGGTTGGAATAATCTTGTTGAACGAGCATTAACAACGAACTCTCCATCACTTAACATTGCAGGAATTGAATCTGACCTTTCATCACCTGGTCCTCTAATCAATCCACCATCAGCAGCTCTGATAGATGGGGATGCCGCAACATTTACAACACTTGGTCTTTCAGCAGGTCCTGATGGTGTTGTGCTCAATGCTGGTCCCGCTCCTGCTGGTGCGTTTGGAACTTGAACTGCAACAATCTTTTTAACCGTTGCAATACCTGATGCTACTGCGGCAGCTGCTGCGATGGCACCTAACGCAGGACCAATAATTGGAATACCCGCTAATGACTTATAAGCTGCAACTGCTGACTGGTATGTATCAATGGTTGCCTTTGCGATTGCGAATGCTTTACCAGCGATTGTATCCTGACCAACGATGTTTGATAATTGACCTAATGCATCACCAATCAATTTTGTTTTTTCAACGGCTGATGCTTTCTCTACTCTGTCTAATTCTCTTCTCGCTTTGGATGATTGAGCAATTCTCTTGTTATATTCATCCTGTGTGATTACACTTTTTTCTAATGCAGTTTTTAGTGCTTGTTCGTTCTTGGTATAGTTGTCTCTTAAATCTGCATAATAACCATCAGAGAATCTCTTGAAGTCCCCATCTATTGTCACAAGATTATCATACTTCGCTTCAGTCATTGCAACTTCTGCTTGGAATGAAGTATCAAGTGCAGATAATATTGCGTCAGAATATGTCTTTCTTAATGTCGCTCTTTCTTGTTCTGAATATGCGGTCTTATTGGTAAGTTCTTGTTGTAGTTTTGCGTATGTGTCAATCAACGCCATTGCGTTGTTTCTATTCGCGTCTAACTCTAATTGAAGAGCGTCTAATCTATCCTTCTTTCTTTTCTCATCATCCGCCTTTAATGCATCATCAAGTTGTTTGGCGTACTTCGCTCTAATAACTTCTTTCTGTGCCTCACTCAATTCAAGGTTCGCAAGCTCTTCAGCCATCCTTGCATCCAACAATATCTTTAACTCTTTCTGTCTTGTATCTGCTTTGTCTATTTCAAGTTGAATTTGAGCGTCAAGGTCTGCCTCTCTTTTCTTCTTTTTCTTCTCCTCATCAGCGTTGATTGCCTCCTCAAGTTTCTTTGCGTATTCTGCTTGTAATACTAATTTCTGTGCGTCTGATAATTTCTTATCAGCAATTTCTGCTTGGTAACGAGCATCTAATAATGCCTTTAGTTTTTCTCTTGAAGTATTCTCTGAATTTGTCTCTAATGCAATCTTCGCATCGAGGTCTGCCTTCAATGCTTCAAGTTGTTGTTTTCTTAACTCCTCTGCCTTCTTTGCTCCTTCAGCATTATTCTTATTTCTCTCGGCAATATTTTCTTTTTCTGTCTTTGTTAACTCCTTTGTACCAGCAGTGAATCTTGCGTATGCTTGGTCACCAGCCTTAACTGCGTTTCCGATTGAACCAGCAATCTGTGTAACCCCTTCTGTGATAGAATCCCAATCAAATGTGAATATACCTTTAAGGGTCTTACCAACTCCAACACCCACATCTTTAATGAGGGTAAATAGACCAAATAAAACGGAATAGAATATACCAATACCTTTTGTTAGTGGAGGTAGAACGGCTTCAACCATTTCAACGAAGATGTCAAGTACTGGTTCAAATGCTCTAAATATACCACCTAATATTTTTTGTAGTCCGATGAATAAAGGTTCTAACTTTTTCATTGCAACTTCGTTCTGACTGAACGCAGCAACAAGACCTCCAAGTAGGGCAACAATCAATCCAATACCTGTCGCTTTTAACGCAGCACCGAATGACTTGGTTGCAACCTCTATTGAACGAAGTCCTCTGAACACTCCACCTAATGGACCAGGAGCCATTTCTAATTGGTCAACTAATCCTTTGGCACCAAACTTTGCTTCTTCAAGAGAATCCTCAACATCCTTAATTTGATTGGATATTTTGTTGAACTCTGCCGAACCAGCAGCAGTTTCCTTAAGTTGTTTTTTTAACTCCCTTAACTGTTTTAACGATGGTTCAAGTTCTATATCAACATCAACTTCAACTGTGACTTTCTTATTTGCCATGTTTCATGTATTGTTCTAAAAATGAAATCATTTTCATATTGTCCACTAAAAATGGAAAATACTTTGATAGTTCATTCAAATTTTCGTTTATCTGTTTCGGAGGAGTTAGAGGTCTAATCTCCGATGGCTCTCCATCTGTAAATATTTTTATTTCCATAGTTAAATTTTAAGTTGTTCCTGATATAATAATCGGAGTCCAAGAACATAAATTTATATTTCCTTGTAATGTTATTATTTCATCTCTTTGATTTGGGGTTAAACAATCTATTGATTCATCGTTAATAACAACACCATATCCAATATTTGTTTTGTCCCCTGTTTCAAGGTCAAACAGACATATTGTACTTGGGGAACTCATCCATGTTACAGTTAAACCATCTTCAGTTGGCAATCCAATACAACTGTTTATTTGTGATATTAAAGAATCACACTCATTCTCGTTTGTGTATACAATATAATTCATATTACCAACTATTATAATTCCATTTAGTTTTTAGATAGTTAATCACTTGTTGTTGTTCAGCGTTACTTAAAACTCTGTTATAAACAATAACCTCAAATAATGACATATTACCAGAGGCTTTTCTTTCTCCCGCAGGTGTATTCATTCTCACACCAACAATATTAGTTCCATTAGTTATAGTTCTACCTGTTAATGCATTCACCCCATTAAATGTTGCGTTTTGTGTTGTTGTATTTCCTGTTGATACACCAAGCATTTTTGGATATTTTGAAATTACATTATATGGGTCATAGTTTGATGCTCCTGAAACACTCCTCATTTCAATAATTATAAAATCAGGTCCAAGATATCTCTGGTCCCAAGTTGTATATAAACTTGAAACACCCTCACCATTATCTGTATCAAGTTGGAATAATACAGTATCAACAGCATTTGGAATATTCGCAACTACAAAAGTTGTATTACCTGATGGAATTGCTGTTGTTGTAGTTGAACCTGATAGGAAATCTGCTAAATCTGTGAAACTTACTCCTGTGTATGGTAATCCCCAATTACCTGGTGTGTATCTTGGTTGAAATGAGGCTTCTGATTGATTTACAACTTGTCCACCATATCTCGCTCTCCATTGAGAAATGAAAGATGTACCTCCTGCAACTCTTAATGAAAAATCTGAATTGTTTGCTGCATCAAACCATAAATATAAATCTGTTATTCCTGATGGGGTAAATGGACCTGCGGTTGCACTTGGAGTAGGTGTTAATGTTGTGGTTGTTGTAGGAGTAGGCGTTTGTGTTGATGTTGAAGTATTAGTAGGCGTTTGTGTTGATGTTGAAGTATTAGTAGGCGTTTGTG